CTTGATAGAGTGTCTCATAGGATTACAAGTCTCCGTGCAGAAGGTAATAACTTTATTGGCAAGGCACAAGTCCTTGACACACCAATGGGTAACATTGCCAAGTCTCTTCTAGGAGAAGGTGTTCAACTAGGTGTTTCCTCTCGTGGCATGGGAAGCATTGATAAACGTGAAGATTGCAACGTAGTTTGTGATGACTTCATGTTAACAACAGCCGCAGATATTGTTGCAGATCCATCTGCACCTGATGCTTTCGTTAACGGAATCATGGAAGGTAAGGAATGGGTATGGGACAACGGACTTCTAAAAGAAAGAGAAGTCGCTAAATACAAAAGGATTATGAGTGACGCAAGTCGCCGTGATGTAGAGGCAAAAACGCTCCAAGTTTTTGAGCATTTCCTCTCAAATCTTTGATTCTATAAATAATTCATATCACTATACGGAAAATTATAAAGGTAAACTCTAATGTCAGATAAGCTTAACGAAAAATTTGAGGAGTTTGCAACCGAGCAAAAAGTGACTATCGTGGAAGGCGACCCAATGCCGACTGTTTCCGCAAACGTCATACCAGGCACAGGTAGCGAACCATCTCAAGTCTCCGATGCACAAACATCAAGTGGTACAGGAAAAGATCCTATGCCTACAGTTGATGCTGGTAAATCATATGGACAATCTGCTCCTGCAGATTTAGGTGGTACATCCACTACACCAAATGAGCACGATGATGACGGTGAAGAGAATCCAGGTGCTAAGGCAGCTGCTCCAGTAGGAGATAAATCAGCACAAAGCGATGGATCTGCTCAGACATCTAACATTAGTGATGCTGGTGACATGGGTAAACAACCTACAGTTGGTGCAGATGCTGCATACGGAACTAGTACAGGTTCAAATGTAGGTTATCCTATCAAACCAACATACGAAGACCTTGATGTTTCCGATGATGTAAATGCCCTATTAGAGGGAACAGAACTCTCAACTGAGTTTGCTGAGAAAGCAAAGACTATCTTTGAAGCAGCAATCAAAGCAAAACTCTCTGAAGAGTACGACAAGCTTGTAGAACACTTTGCTACCGAACTTGAAAAGCAAGTAGATGCTGCTAAGGCAGAGCTTTCCGAGGAAGTAGATGGCACAGTTAACTACGCCATAGGTCAATGGATGGAGCAAAATCAAGTTGCTGTTGACCGTGGAATAAGAAATGAGATCACAGAAGACTTCATCGCAGGTCTTAAAGGTCTCTTTGAAGAGCACTACATTTCTATCCCAGACGAGAAAGTGGATGTGGTAGAAGGTATGGCTGATTCAATTCGTGAGATGGAAGCTAAGCTTGACGAACAGGTCAAAGCTAATGTGAAATTACAATCCCGTCTAAATGAGACTGCAAGAAAAAATATCGTGAACGAAGTTTCCGATGGATTGGCAGATACTCAGAAGGACAAACTCGCTGCTCTCGCTGAGGGTGTTGAGTTTACAACTGAGGAGGAGTTCTCTAAGAAAGTGAAAACTATCAAAGAGTCTTACTTCACAGAAAAAACTGTAACACAAAGTGAGGTTGCAGACGAAACTCCAGTTGAAGGAGCATCAGATCCAGAAGTAAGTCCAGCAATGGCACAGTATCTTGATGCGATGAACCGCTGGAATTCATAATAATATAAACCTATTTTTTCTTAATAAGAGCAAATGTTTAACTCAAAAGCTCTAACAGAAAAGTGGTCACCTGTTCTAAGTCATGAAGGTGCTGGCACCATCAAAGACAATTATAGAAAAGCTGTTACCGCTGTTTTGTTAGAAAACACAGAGTCACAACTTAGAGAAGAGCGTGGTATGATCAATGAAGCATCCAACACAGTTGGTGCCATTGGTACAAACGCACTCTCAGGTTCTGGACTTGATACAAAAACAGGCGGTCTTGCTGGATTTGATCCAGTGATGATTAGCCTCATCCGTCGTGCTATGCCAAACTTGGTAGCATACGACATCTGTGGCGTTCAACCAATGAGTGGTCCTACTGGATTAATCTTTGCGATGAAGTCACACTATCAGGATAAAGATGCTGCGCTTCGTGCAGGTAAGGAAGCACTTTACAACGAACCTGATGTAAACTTCTCTGCATCTACCAAAGGTCCTGGTGCATACGACAACACTCCTCTTGGAACTGATGACGTAAATCCTCTAGGAGACGGTGGTACAACAGATGCTAACCCAGGTTTACTTAACGATGCTACTGGTGGTGGTACAACTAGTGCTAACTACGAGAAAGGCACCGATAAAATAGCTAGAGAAGATGCTGAAACTCTAGGATCTGGATCTACTCTCTTCAACGAGATGAGCTTCAGTATAGAGAAGACTTCTGTTACTGCTAAAACAAGAGCACTAAAGGCAGAGTACACTCTAGAACTAGCACAAGACTTAAAAGCAATTCACGGTCTTGATGCAGAACAGGAACTTGCTAACTTACTTTCTAGTGAGATCCTTGCAGAAATCAACCGTGAGGTTGTTAGAACTGTTTACACAATTGCAAAATCAGGTGCACAAAACAACGTTGCTAACGCTGGTGTGTTTGACTTAGACGTAGACAGTAATGGAAGATGGTCAGTTGAGAAATTCAAAGGACTTATGTTCCAGATTGAAAGAGATGCTAACGCAATCGCACAGCAAACTCGTAGAGGAAAGGGTAACTTCATCATCACATCTGCTGATGTTGCTAGTGCTCTTGCTATGTCAGGTACTCTTGACTACTCTTCAGGTTTAACAGGTGCTGGCGGTCCTTCCATCGGTGAAGTTGATGACACAGGTAACCTACTTGTGGGTACAATGAACGGTAGAATCAAGGTCTTCGTTGATCCTTATTCAGCAAACGTTTCTAACACTCACTACTATGTTGTAGGATACAAAGGTACATCACCTTATGACTGTGGACTGTTCTATTGCCCATACGTTCCCCTACAGATGTTAAGAAGCATTGACCCATCTACCTTCCAGCCCAAGATTGGCTTCAAGACTAGATACGGTATGGTTGCTAACCCATTTGTTGTTCAGTCTAATGGTACACCTGATGCTGAGGCATTAACTCATGGCATTAACCAGTACTACAGAAGAGTTAGAGTAGCAAATCTAACATAATTGTGGAAAACACCCTAACAATGTTAGGAATTACTAACAGGGATCCTACGGGATCCCTTTTTTTATGATTAAATAGTAGTGTAGGTATACAAGAAGATATGAACGGCAGACTAGACAAGGTTGCCATGACCAACAGGCTCATGCAACTCAAAAGAGAACTGCATTATAAATGTGAAATTTCTGAAATGGGTAAATGGGAATGTATCGGTGCTAACAAATATCTAAATCGGGTGTTTGATGTGCTAGATGAGTATTGGCAATGAACCAATCTTCTGTTATACTACTGTTATGCTTATCACCAATAGCGGTGGTATTCGTGGTGATTAAACTTGCCATATGGTTATCTGAAACAGCAAAATTTAAAGCTGAGACAGACAAACTAAAAAGAATGCAACATGGTCCTTACATTGTCTGGGACGAAGAAGAGGATCTAGATGACTGACAAAATTAAACACTACTTTAAAAAGAACATGGTATTATCTCAGTACGGTAGAGATTTAATCTCTCCAAAAAAACTAATAGTAAGATCAAAACCTAAGCAAGAAACCTTCACTAGAGAAGAGTGTGAAGAGATGATTGAGTTTGCTATCAATCAGCATAATAGAAATGCTGGTATGATAAGCATGGCACTAGGGTTTGCATTCATAGCTTTGTTTGCTGATGGACTGTTTAGAGTATTAGGTTTGATACCACCATTTTTAGGTCTTGATGTAAGTGTTGTTCAAGACGTAGTAGATAAATTAAAAGATGAAGTGCTGAGACAGATGTGACACCAGCAGATAAGATATTACTATTTGTCATATTGATTTCAGTATTGTCTTTGATGTTTCAAAGTTATGCTATACTAACTGGAAGATATGGTTATAAGAATGAAGTACGTGACAAAAAACGTGCGGAGATTATTCGTAAACAACTGGAAGAAATTATTCATGCGAATGGACGTTCTACAGAAGAGGATTAATCAATTGAAAATTGCAGAGACTATTGATGCGGTTGTAAACAAATACTATGCAGAAAAAGGATTGCCTGTACCTCTATGGAAAAGACATAAGGTTACATGGTGGGACGAGTATCTTATTAGTTTAGGAATGGATCCTAACAACCCATAAATACTAGAGTAGTCAAAATATAGACATGTCTGCTCAGTGGTATAAAGAGCAACCTAGCAATAGGAATTTTTTAAATCCAATTGGATACCTCCTCAAACTAGAAAAGTTTGAAGGGGTAGATTTCTTTTGTCAAGGAGCAAACGTTCCTGACATTAATATGCCTAGTATTGATGTATCAAGTCCTTTTAGGAGTTTGCCTATTATACCTGGCGGTGGTGTTAGTTTTGGAGACTTTACTGTACGTTTCATTGTAGATGAAGATCTTAAAAACTATTACTCTATCCATAGTTGGATGCGTGATAATGGTAATGCAGATCAAATGGCACGTCAAACACCAGAAAAAGATATCTATACAGACGGACAACTACACATAGTTACTAGTCAATATAACCCTGCATTTGTTGTAGAGTTTAGAGA